AGAAATTCTCTTTTAAAGACGATGAAGACTTATGAAATAATTTCTGGAGCTTTTTCTAAAAAAGGTATTCCTTTGATTATTACTAGATCTCAATTACCCGTAATTAACGCAGAGATCTCAAAGATTCTACACGGTATTGTGGATTTTTCTGTCGAACTTGAGAATGATGATGAATCAGATGCTTCTGAGATTTATATCAATTATGGCGATTCAAGAAGAATCATAGAGTTGTGTAGCGGGATGGAAAAAACAATAGCTTCTATTGCATTAAGAGTCGCTTTGGTTAACATTTCTTCAATGTCAAAATCTGATATGTTAGTCATAGATGAAGGATTTGGAACCCTCGATGATGCCGGCGTTGAAGCTTGTAATAGATTATTGACAAGTCTAAAAAAATATTTTAGACTGATTCTAGTAATCACTCACGTTGATGGAATTAAAGATATAGCAGATCACGTTCTTGAAATAACAAAAAATGAAAAAGATTCAAGGGTATTTTTTGTATGAAAGATTGGAAACATTATCTAAACGATAGATTAATCAAAGAACATGAAGGATTTTATGTTATTAAGCCTTCAGAAGAAAGAAATTTTGTCCCAATAGTATGTCCAGTTTGTGATTATTTAATGAGAACTTTGGATGACGAAAAGTCATATAGACAATTTGAATGTTGCGAAAGTTGCGAAACTTATTGGGCTCGTCCCAATTTAACCGCGTGGAGAAATGGGTGGAGACCAGATAAAAAAGATATATTAAAAAAGTTTCCTGATGGAAAAAAAATATTATCAAACGTGCGCATTTGAATTATCTCAATATTTAATTGGTAGAGATATAATATGTCAGATTTAGATTATAACGCATTAGGCCAAGCTATCGATACGACGTGGGGAAAGTCATCATCACCTATCGTGAATTCATTTTCAGTAAAGATGTCTTTAGTCGGTCCTGATATGCTTAAGGTTTCCTATCAAACAATCGTTAATTTTGCATCAGAAAGACAAATGTTACAAGTGAAGATGCAAGAACAAGAATTATCTTCTAGCAACATCAAATCTGTTCTTGATGCAGTAAAAAACTCTTATAAAGATTTAACAAATAAATCTCTTAAGTTAAAAGAAGTTAGTTCTGGAGATTCTGTGGAAATTATTGGAATGGCAGTTCACAATCCAAAGAAAACAGCAATTTACAGAAAAAACGTTATGTTTGAAGTAGGATGAAATGCAAGAAAAGCCGCTGACCAAGCATCAGCAAATTAATGAAATAGTCCGATGCGGAAAAGACCCAGCATACTTTATAAAAAAGTATGCAAGAATTCAGCATCCGTTGAAGGGTACAATACCGTTTGATTTGTATCCTTTTCAAGAAAATTGCCTAGACGACTTTCAAAAGCATCGTTTTAATATAGTTTTAAAATCTAGACAATTAGGATTATCAACTGTTTCTGCTGCATATGCAGTTTGGTTGGCTATTTTTTACAAGGATAAAAACATTCTTGTAATTGCAACAAAATTAGCTACTGCTCAAAACTTTATTCGTAAAGTTCATGTAATGCTTCAATCGTTGCCTAAGTGGCTATTGATGCCAAAATTTGAACCTTCTAAACAACAAATTTCTTTTAGTAATGGTTCTATTGTTAAAGCAGTTCCTACATCTGAAGATGCAGGACGTTCAGAATCTCTTTCGTTGTTAATAGTTGACGAATGTGCATTTATTAGAGATTTTGATACGATATGGACAGGCTTGTATCCTACGTTGACCACGGGTGGTAATGCCATATTAATTTCATCTCCAAATGGTGTTGGAGGTCTTTACTACCGCCTTTGGGTCGAAGCAGAAGCTGGAACGAATGAATTTAACCCAATAAGACTTCCTTGGACTGTACATCCTGAGCATGATGAAGAATGGTTTATTAAAGAAACAAGAAACCTTCCCAAGAAAAAAGTAAGCCAAGAATACCTTTGCGATTTTATTTCTTCAGGAGATACTTTTTTACAGTCAGAAGATTTAGAAGACTTAAGATCATTAATTAGACATCCTATAGAAAAATCTGGATTTGATAGGAACATTTGGATATGGGAACATCCAGTCGTCGAAAAGAGGTATGTTATTTCGGCAGATGTTTCTAGAGGAGATGCAGCTGATTATTCTGCGTTTCATATTCTAGATCAAAAAACATGTGAAGTTGTTGCGGAATACATGGGTAAAATACCTCCTGAGAAATTTGCAGACTTGCTGTCTGAATGGGGAAAGAAATACAATAACGCGTTGATATGTCCAGAAAACAACACATTCGGATATTTCGTTAACGTCAAGCTTAGAGACACAGGATATCCAAAATTATATTATTCTAGCCATAGAGGAGACCCGTTTTCCTATAGTCCAGTTAATCAAGATGAATTACCTGGGTTTCAAACAAACCAAAAATCTAGAGTACAAATTCTTACTAAATTAGAAGAATTAATCCGTAACAAGACTTTAAAAAGTCATTCTCAAAGGCTTTATGATCAATTACAAGCCTTCATATGGAACGGTAATAAACCAATGGCATCCAAGGATAGTCATGATGATTTGATCATGAGTCTTGCTATTGGAAGCTGGCTGACGGAAGGTGCACAAGGAGTTAATGATTCTGGATTTGCCATGGCTATGGCGATGTTAAAAGCTACTGGAGTAGCAAGCATTGATGCAAGATCAATTCCAAATAATCCCACTTATGCGTTGGGATCAAATTCTAAAAATCAAAATCAAATTAATCCTGCAAATGTTTATAAACTTAGAGAATCATCACAAGTGAAACATTTAGACCCAAAAACTAACCATGGAATGGATGATTTATCATGGTTGTATAAGTGAGAGTATACATATAAGCATTCGAGGTAATGAACATGACATTGAGCAAAAAAAAGCTTCAACTTTCTTTGAACGAAGATGCAAAAACTATCTATGAAGGATTGAATTCTCAAGAAGCAAGAGATTTATTCAAATGTGTTACTGATTTATACGAAGAAGTTAATGAATTTGAGAACTGTGCACCGCCTGCTGCCATTGATGCATTATCTCCTCATTTAAATCATGTTAGAGAAATGCTTGAAATGATGATGCAAAATCCAATGAATTATGTTTCTAACCTTCAAAAAGAAAAGGAAGAATCTCAAAAAGTTGTATTAAAACCAACAAAAGCATGATTTTTTTAATCAACTAATAATTTAGGTTTTATAATATTTGATTGAAGGTTAAGACTAAAAGTGTCAAAAGAAAATCAAAACTTATTCCAACGATTGAGCCGTCTATTTAAAAGCGGTCCTGTAGTAAAGCGTAAAGTAAAATCAATCGATACTACAATTGCAGTCGCTGATAAGACAAAATCTTCTGGCGCTCTTCTTTTTCAAAGATCTACATCTCCAACTTATTCTGTAATAACTGCAAATTCTTATAATCTTTCAGAACGCTTGATGAGATATCAAGATTTTCAAGAGATGGAGTACACTGCAGAGATTGCAGCCGCAATGGACATCTATGCCGATGAAACAGTGGCACAAGATGATAAAGGCAGAGTTCTTCATGTTTATTCTGATGATGAAAAAATTAGAGATATTTTAGAAGATCTTTTCTATAACGTTTTAAATGTTGAATTTAATCTTAGATCTTGGGCTCGAAATCTTGTCAAATATGGAGACTTTTTCTTATACAATGACGTTTCTCCTACGCAAGGCGTAGTTCATGCTTTCCCAATACCAGTAAATGAAGTCGAACGCGAAGAGAATTATGACAGAGAAGATCCATTTGCTGTTCGTTATCGTTGGTCGACTCTTGGAAATCGCACATTAGAAAATTGGGAAGTCACCCATTTCCGTCTTTTAGGAAATGACATGTTTCTTCCTTATGGATCTTCATTGATCGAACCAGCTAGAAGAATTTGGAGACAATTGATTCTTTTAGAAGATGCAATGTTAGTGTATCGCGTAGTTCGTGCTCCTGAGCGCCGTGTCTTTTATATTGATGTCGCTAACATTCCTCCTGAAAATGTTCCAATGTACGTTGAAGAGCAAAGAAAAAACCTTCGTACAAATCAA